ATTATATTTTTCAGCTATTTGGGGTAAAATTCCTGCATGTACAAATAAATTTGAGCCGATAATAATAGCTACCAGTCGTGTACAAGCTAAAAATTCACTAATATCATTACCAGGTTTAAATCTCCACAATCTAGCTGTTTTTCCATCTTTAATAATCCTTTTACCGCTCATAAAATTATCAAATTCTTTTAGCCCTTCGTATGATACATATCTTAAATTTTGCTGCACATTCATTACTTCATGATTTCCTAATAAAGAATAAACAGCTCCTCCATGTTTTTGTGCTTGTTTATGTAATTGAGTAAAATATTTAAGAAGTTTCAAATCATTACCTTCATCATATTCAGTTGCTCCTTGAATATAACATGGTATATTACTAAATCTACATCTATCAATTTGATCACCTAGCTGAACAACCACTGTATTACCTCCTATCCAATTATTAGATTGATCTATTACTTTTGCTATTTTTAAAACTTTTAGAGTTCGGTCCCAATCACCATGAACATCTCCAATTACAATAATTCTTGGTACTTTAGGTAAAATAAAGGATGGTTCATTAATATTATATTTATTGCATTTTTCAAACCATAATTGTTTATAATTATATGAATTAGCTAAATAAGTTTCAAATTTTTTTTGTTGAATTTTTATATCATTACTTTTAGAAGCGGTAAATCCAACATCTTTGTCATTGGATTTATCAACAGTATTATAATTTATAGTTTTTAAATTATTTTTTGCCATATATTATTAAATATAAATTTTTAATAAACAGCATAATCTAAGTGATCATATCCTAATATTTGTGATTCATTTTGTTCAACAGGTAATTGTTCATTTTTAACAGTATCCGGTAAAGTATTATTATTTTCAATCAATGCATAAATTTCTTCTTCATTAGATTTATAATCACTATAAATTTTATTTAATTCCATGGCTTTAGCTAAATGAATTTTAGATTCATTATCTTGACCATTATTTTGAGCTCTAGATGCTTTTTCGATGTGATCATCAATTTCAAGTAATAATTGTAATTTGTCAGCTTCTATTTTTGCGTAATTATATAATTTTTCAGCTTTATCTATTCGACCTTCCGTTAAAGCAGCTTGTGCATGTTCATGTAATTGTTCTTCTTTAATTAAAGTAATAAGTTTCATATTGAAATTTTTAGCATAATTCATATGTTCAGTTACAAGATCAAAATAACCAGCTTCTTCTGCTATCTTTGCTTCTATTAAATGATTTTTTGATTTGATAGCATATTCGATTTTGAGATTTTGTTGCCATACTTTGTATTTTTCTGCTTCTGCTTGTTTAGTATCTCCTATAGCTTCTGCTTTGGATGCTTGTTCATTATGAAATTGGGATTTATTTATACACTCTTGAATTAATTGAGAACGTTTAGGGGATAAAGAAATTTCTCGAGAATTATTTGCGGTAGTAGGTATAATTTGATTATTATATTGTAAAGGATTATATAATCTGACATGACTTTGAATAGTTATTAATATAGCTAGTGCTACAAGTAACCCTAAGGCTGCTTTTTTAGTAGTAAGATAAATAATCAAAACTAATGCTACTAGTATAATATAAGATTTATTTAAATTTTTTTCCAAATGCGGTGGTAATTTATGAGCAATAAAAGCACTATATAAAACTAACAATACAGCTAATAAAGTCATACCAATATTGTTGACATTTAAATTGGTATAAAATAATTTATTATTCATAATACCAAGGGGATCAACTTTAGAGTTAATTCCAGTGTCAAATTTAGTATTAGAATTATTTACAACTTGATTATACATTGTACTATATATATTAACTTATAAAAAAATATTTTTTATATTTTTTATAAATATAAAATTGAAATATTTATATTTTTAGATATAAAATTAAATATTTTATAATGTCAACAATTACACAAGAATTAAAATCAAATCTTTCTACAATTTTATATAAACAAGGATATTTTATTCCTAAAAATGATAAATATATCGATGCAATAAATCTTGCAAGAAAAGAATTAATGGTTGAACCATATGACTATTTTAATATCAAAAATAAAAAAAAACCAATACAATTTCCTATTTATCAAGAAAACGAAAACTATTTTATTGTTCCAAAATATTATGGAATTAAAAAATTAGGTTTACCTCATTCCAATCAACAATTAGATGGAGAAAAAATTAAAATTACATTTAAGGGAAATTTACGTGATCAACAAAAAAATATTATAGATACAATTATACCGTATATTAATACTAATGAAGGTGGAATATTATGTTTACCATGTGGTACAGGGAAAACAATAATTGCACTTTATTTAGCCACATATTTTAAAGTTAAAACTCTAATAATTGTTCATAAAACATTTTTGTTACATCAATGGAAAAAGCAAATTATTGAATTTACTAATGCTAATATTGGAATTATTAAACAAGATAAAATTGATATAACCAATAAAGATATTGTGATTGGAATGCTTCAATCTATTGCTAAAGATAAATATACTAGTTGCACCTTTAAAGATTTTGGATTAGTAATATTTGACGAAGCTCATCATGCACCTTCTAAATATTTTTCAAATGCGTTACCTATAATTGCATGTAAATTAACTATTGGATTAAGTGCTACACCTAAACGAACTGATAAATTAGAAAAAGTTTTATATTGGTATTTTGGTGATATTATGTATCAAATTAGTACGCAAATTAATAATATGGTTGTTGTAAATATTATTAATTATGATATAGAACATGATAAATTTCATGAATTTAAATTAAAAAATGGTGATATTAATCGCCCTTTAACAATAAGCAAAATTACCACGATAGGTAGAAGAAATAAATTTATTGTTGAAATGATTCAACAATGTGTAAAAGAAGTCGGTCGAAAAATTATTGTATTATCTGATAGAATTGAACATTTAAAACTGTTAAAAAAACGTTTAGATAATATAAATAATCAGAATGAAAATGAATCTGAAAAAATAATTTCAGATTTTTATATCGGAGGTATGAAACAAATAGATTTAGATAAAACCGCTGATCAAGCTCATATTATCTTAGCTTCTTATGCTATGGCAGCTGAAGGTTTGGATATTCCAAATTTAAATACATTATTTATGGTAACGTCGCGAAAAGAAGTGGAACAAGCGGTTGGTCGAATCATTAGGAAATTGGATCCTAAATTACCACCAATTATTTATGATATTATAGATAATATACCATGTTTTGTCAATCAAGGTAGATATAGAAAAAAATTGTATACTAAATTAAATTTCAAAATTAATACAATTTATGTTCATAATAATGTTATAATTGATTCAAAAAAAGAAACAACTCATGAGTTATTAAGGACAAAAGCTTCGCTTTTACCCGAAACTGTAAGTTCACTCAATAGTTATTTAGAAAAATATGATTTTTCTAAACAAGAAATCCTAGACCAATCTGATTTTATTGATTAAATTATTATGTAATAATTATCTAAAAATTTAAATATTTTCGAATTTTGGATACATATGTTCCATTTCTAACCCCTGTTCCTCTTTCATATTCATTAATAATAGCTACAGGTATAGATAAAGCTTTGGCTAAATTTTCTTGGGATAATTTTTTTTCTAATCTTTTTTTTTGTAAATTTTTAGAAAAATCTTGATCTATATACACAGGCATAATATCGGGTTCATTTTTGGGATTAGTATCTTCTTCATTATAAACTTTTTTTATAGTATTATTCATGGTATTTGCATTTTTTTGTTTATTTGCAACCACCATTGTAGACTTTTGATTTTTTTTTTGTTCACTTTCTGGTTTTTTCCAAATTACGGGTACCCAGTCTTGGTGACTCATTATATATTTAAATATATAATTATATATTTAAATATATATTTAAATATATAATTATATATATATGTTTTATTCACCAATTTATTTTCTAAAATTGCAGATGTAAATTTAACAAAATATTGTGAAGATTTAATAGATATAGATTTTTTAAATACAAAAAATCAAATTATTATTTATTGTCATCATTCACCGGAATATTTATATAAATTATATCAATTTTTTGTTGAGATTAAAAAACCTTTTATAATAATAACTGCTATGGAAGATACTGAATTCCCATCAGAATTTGATAAAAATTTAATTGAATATTTAAAAAAAAATCAATATTTTAAACATTGGTTTTCAATAAATAAAACTATACCAGATGATAATCAATTCACTAGTATTCCTTATGGATTAAATTATTGGACTTTATCTACTCAAAACTATTTTGGAGAACCTATTACTAGTTTTGAAGACCAAAATGCTCAATTAGAAAAATTTAATAAAAATAGTATTCATTTCACTAAAAGAAAATTATTAATCTATGCTAATTTTCATCTTAATTGGACTGATGGAAGATATGGAAATTGGAGAAGAAATTTAGTAAATATTTTACCTAAAGAGCTTGTTGTTTACCAAGAAACATTCCGAGAAGTGAAACTTATAAAAATGTTAGAATATTCTTTTGTATTAAGTCCTTTTGGTAATGGTTTAGATTGTATAAGAACATTTGAAGCTTTATGTTTAGGTTGTATTGTAATAATAAAAAAAAGTTGTTTAGATATTATATATGAAGATTTACCAGTTTATTCAGTTGATAGATGGGATGATATCACCGAAAATTTATTAAATAATATTATAATAGATTATTCTCAAAAATCATTTAATTATGAAAAATTACGAATGGAATATTGGATAAATTTAGTTTATAATAAATTTTAATTATATATATATATATATATATAATCATGAAATACATAGTAACAGGAGGAGCTGGATTTATAGGTAGTCATTTAGTTGATAAACTTATAGAATTAAATCATTCTATTATAGTTTTGGATAATTTAATATCTGGGTTTGAAAAGAATATTAATACAAAAGCTACATTTTCTAATAGTGATATATCAATATTAGAAAATATAGAAAAATATTTTATTGATATTGATGGTATATTTCATTTAGCAGCTATAGCTAGAACACCATGGTGCATAGATAATCCAATTCTTGCTTATCAAACAAATGTAATAGGTACATTAAATATATTAGAAATAGCTAGAAAAAAAGGGATTAAAAGAGTTGTTATGACATCATCAAATGTAATTTATGCTTATTGGACTCCTTATCGATCTTCAAAAGAAGCACTTGAATCATTAGGAAGGGTATATACTGAAATGTATAATTTATCTGTTATTTGTTTAAGAAATTCTAATGTATATGGATCTAGACAATCAGAATTGGGACCCTCGCCTAATGTATTTTCAGCACTTAGAAAATGTAAAAATATAAATGGTTATATTGAAATTACAGGAAATGGTGAACAAAGTAGAGATTTTACACATGTATCAGATATTGTTAACGGACATATTATGGCAATGAATTCTGATATAATTGGAATTATTGATTTATGTACAGGAATAAATCATACATTAAATAAAATAGGAAAATATTTTAATTGTGAAATTAGATATATAAAAGATAGACCTGGAGATATTAAACATATATATCAAGATCCTACACCTAGTTTTCAAAAATTAAATTGGAAAGCTTTAGTGCCTTTAGAAGAAGGAATAAAAGATTTTTTTTCAGATATTTTATATGAAAAACAAATAGTCTATATTATACAAGTTTGTTATAGAGCTATTGAACCTCAACTTTTTCGAAGAAATGAATTAATAAATTTAATTCAAAACATAAAAACCTATTTTAGTAAAAATCAACTGGATTATAAATTAGTTATATGCGAACAAAATAATAAAGAATTATTTAATCGTGGTAAATTATTAAATATAGCATTTATAATTAGCGAAAATACATTTAATTTTGAAAAATTATATATCCATATTAATACAGATTATAATTTTGATGAGAAATATACATTACCTAATAAATTCATCAATTTTAAAAGAGGTTTTTTAGACTTATTTAATCATTATACTTTTCCTGTATTAGGAGCTTGTTGTCTTTTTGATTCAGATACATATAATATAATTAATGGATTTCCTAATGATTTATCTGGATGGGGCGGTGATGATTGGGCAATTTTCAATAGAATCAAACAAAAAGATGTTTATTATGATAAATGTAATGGTTATGTATTGGAATGTGATAATAATAATAATTATATTAGAGATCAAACTAATAATATTTATAATATGAAATTAGCTAAAAGAAATGATTTAGATATAAATGGTATTAAATCATGTATATTCAATATTGATACATATGGAGAATTTCATAATGGAATTACAATCTATCATTATAAGGTATCATAAGATATATATTATGATGCTTTTATTATTATCCATAAATCACTAGCTAAGGATGAATCTAATAAATATTCATAAGGTAAATAAAAATACCCATTATCGCCCCAATTTGTTCCCCATGAATTTCTCATCAGCCAAATTTTTTTATTATCATCATAGCCTACACATACTACTGCATGACCTCCTAAAAACTTTTCATCATGTTCAGGAATGGGAACATATCCAGTTTTTACTACTACATCTGATTCAAAAGACAAATATATTGAAATACCTACAACAAAAATATGATTTTGAACTAATGCTTGTTTCATTGTATACATATCATTCGTTATGTTTTTTACAGTTATAGCTTTATGTTTTATAGCTTCTTTATAGCATAAAGACGGAGGGCATATTGAAAATTTTTTTTCATCATAAGGCCATATATTTTCATCGCAGATTCCATATTTACATAAACACTTAATACCATCAATTAAATATGCACCTGCATCATCTGGAATATCATTTTCTAATTTTCTTTCATTATAATATAAAAATAAACGAGATCCTCTTACATGATCTATATATTCCATCACAGTACATAAGGCATTTGCTGTACATGATCCTAAATTGCCTTGATCATATATAGGAGGTAATTTGCTTCTTAAATCAACAATTTTTGGAATTAATGTACGATCTACATTATTTAATTCTAAATAATTTAAATCATGTGGAAATGCTCTTTTTATATTAATATTATATAACATATATAATAATATATATAAATTTAATTTTTAATTTATTTTTAATTTTTTTGCTTCTATCCACAAGCTAGAACAAATCGGACAATGTTTATTTTTAATCAACCATGGTAAAATACATTCTTCGTGAAAAGTATGCCCACATAAACCTTGAATAATTTGAGAATCTATACCTTTATCTTGATTGTATAAACTATTGCTATTTAAACTACATCGACAAATTGTACAATCTGTATTACTAAGTAAATTATAATACCATGTTGTTATTAGGCGAATATCCTTAATAATAAAACTATTCATTAATATTATCTACTTTTATAAAAAAAATTATAATATTCAATTTTTATAGAAAGATCTTGACTGACAAAGCGAGTTAAATTTCATAAAAATCATGGATTTTTATCCTTTATATTAATCACTAATTTCATCTTTATTTTATAAAGATGAAATTTCTGTATTAAGCATATCATTTGATTCACTATTAAATTCTTCTGAAGATGTTTTTAGAAATTGATTTTTTTTACGAATATTTTTTTTCTTAGATGATTTAGTATTTTTACGAGATGTTAATAATAAATTTTTATAACTAGAAGTTTTTAATACTTTATTTAATACTCGTGGCATAGTATCTAATTCACTTTCTGATTCAGAATCAGAAATTACAGAAGTATTAATTTTTGTATCACTACTTACATCAGAATCATTTTCAACTTTATCAACAACAGATTTATCTTCATTATTAAGTAATTTATTTAAAGTATCAACCTGATCTCTATCTGAAAATGTATAACCATACATATCTAACATCGATGGAGTTTGTGTTAAAACATCTACATTTAAAATATTCGTATTTAAATTACGAGTTTTATTAGATTGTCCTCCATTTAAAATATAATTATCCGTCATTATACCTTTTAATTTTAAATATTTTAATTTATATTTAAAATATTTTTGCTTGTAAGACATATATATAAATATATATAAAAATAAAATTTTTATTATAAAATGATTTATAGATTTTTTAATTAGAATAATTATAGATTTTTTAATTAAAATAAATATGTTATTTGATAATAATGAAGAAAATTATTATAATACATGTTATGAACAAATAGAAACTTTAATTAATGGGAAATCATATTCAGAAATTTTTATCAATGATTTAAAAATTGGTCAAACAATATTTGTAACATTTTCACCAGATAGTCAAAAATATATATACACTTTATATCCTAAATGCGGTTATGTACATTCTATAAAACGTGAAAATCTAGAATTAGAATCTAACTTATCATTTGATAATTTATTTAAAATTGAACTCCAAAATTTAAACAATGAACTAGAACCATTATTACATGAACCAGTAGGTAGTATGTATGGCTATATTTATAATATTTATTTAATTTCCTAAAGTACCATTTTTTTCATTATTATATTAATGAAAAAAAGTAATATAGATGCTATAATTAATAAAAAATGTGCACCTGGAAGACAATATATCGATGAATCATGTTTACAATTAAAAGATTTAAAAAAAATAGCAATAAATTATAACAAAATTACAAACAAAAATAAAATTAATATTAATTTACCTAAACAAGAATTAGTTAAAAAATTAGAACAAAATTTATCCAAACAATGTTCTAATCAAGTATGTTGGATACGTCTTGATTTTATCAAAGCATTAAATGATAATTCAATTGAAAATGCTTTTAGACCAGATGGACCTACTGAAAAATATGATTGGTTAAGTACTGTACATATTAATGAAGTGCTTGAACAATATCAATATATTCATAAAGATTTTCTATTTTTAGGGGCAGTTCCTTATGATTTTGAAGATATAACTATGTTAGGATTAAAAAATATTAATTTCAAAGAATTAGAAAATAATAATAAAACAAAATTAGGATTAGTTATTAACTTAGATGAACATTATAAAAGAGGATCTCATTGGGTTAGTCTATATTGTGATTTACAAAAATATCAGATCTATTTTTTTGATTCGGTTGGAAACCAACCACCTAAAAGAATTAAACAGTTTATTAATAAAATAATAAAATATTATTATAAAAAAATATATAATACTAATTTACAATTAAATAATATTGTTGAAAAATTAAAATTAATTGAACAAATGAAATATTCTAAATTACAAGATCTATTAGATAGCAATCCGCAAATTGATAATATAATCAAAAATATTGATTATAAATATAATAACATACAACATCAAACTGGTAATTCTGAATGTGGAGTATATTCTATTAATTTTATTATTCGATTATTAAATAAAGAAAAATTTAATAATATCATTAATAAAGTTACATCAGATAAACAAATTAATAAATGTCGTAAAATATATTTTAATAATGTTAATTTTTAATAAATTTTAAACACTTAACAATTTATATTTTATGAATTCAAATTTTTTAAATCTAGGATAATACGGCAAACGAATTTTTATTTTTAAATAAGGAAAAAGAGGTTTATTTGTAGTATCTATATCAGCTAATAAATTAGTAAATTTATTAGAAAGATCTAATTTTATTTTTAAATATTTAGATGTATAACCTAAACAATATATTTTTTCATGATAATCCATAATTATTTTATAAATATCAAGAAAAAAACTTTTGTAGGTTTTTCTTAGTTTTACTTTATTTTGGACAAAATGTTGACCACATGCAAACAATATAATGCTATTTGGATAAGATTCTAAAATTGATTTAATTATTTTAAGATTATCTTCATGAAATTTTATGAGTATAGATAAATTATCAATTTTAATCTTTTCAAGATGTTTAGATACAATTGGAATTATATTCAAAATATGAATACATTTATAATCAATAATATAATTTTTCAAAAATAATGTCATACGATCTATTTCATTAGCTGAAGATGCAGGATTTTGTAAAAATATTATTAAATCTTTATCATGATTATTCATTAACTCTATCTTACGGTAATATCTTACTGGAATATCTGAATATGTATTATAACCATCATAGAACATATATTGAGTCATAATAAATTAATTTAAAGTTTGTATTAATCAATTTTTATCTAATAAAATTGATAGGCTTTAGCTATATATTCTAATTTATTTTTGGTATCAATTGACATTTTTTAAATATAAGCTATCTTCATGTTTTAATTGTTCATAATTGGTATAATATAAAGCATCAAATATTTTAGTCCAATTACTATTTTTGAAATTATTTATTTTAAAATATAATTTTTCTTCATTATTTTAATTTTATTTAATACCATTCTATAAATGTTTCCATATGAACATTACACTATCAATTGTCCATTCTTATACTAGTATAATATAATAAAAAGAAATATTTGTTATTGCCGCGTTTCATCAGTTAATCAAATTGAATATATGAAACATAAATATCCTAATAATGAAATAATTTCAGATATAGCAAGCGAATTAAATTTTAATAGATCCGCCTTAAATAAAATTATAAAATATGCATTAAATGGTGAAATTAATGAATTAATAGTAGCATATAAAGATAGATTAGCAAGATTTGGCTTTGATTTAATAAATACAATTATAAAAGAAAGTTCTAATGGGAAAATCATAATATTAAATTCATCAGATGATTCTCCGCAGGAAGAATTAACGAAAGATTTAGTTAGTATAATTAATGTTTTTAGTGCTAAATTAAATGGTATGCGTAAATATAAATAATTCTTTATAAATAGTTAGTTATTTTATAAAGAATTATACAGTTTTTATATAGCAGCTGATTTGCCCACAGAAAAATGATTAAAATAAATTAAAAACCACTATGTTTTTTCAGCAAATGTTTAAAAATATAGCAAGAAAAGCTGGATATGATAGTAAAAAAATACATATCCATAATGCTAGATATTTCATACCACATAATCTTATAGAAGTATGTAATAAATTAGAATAATTTGGTAAATTTTTAGATCATTCGAATTCTATAACAACAGCTTAATTTTATACCAAATTAAGTATAAAGAAAATTTAAATAAAATGAATATAGTATGTATTGGAAAAGTAATAATATAAAAGAAGAAAAATTAAAAAAGAAATTAGAAATAACTTTAGACAATTAAAAAATATGGAAATAGGAAATGATAAAAGTGTTAAAATGATTTTATTAGAACGTAAATTAGAAAAAGAAAAAAATGATTAGCAGAAAATAAATAAATATATATAACTAAGTATAATATAAATATATGAATATTGTTTTAATTTTTCCAACACAATTATTTAAAGATATCGATTTATTACAAAATAAACAAGTCTATTTAATTGAAGAACCAATTTATTTTACTAATTATAATTATCATAAATTAAAATTAGCATACCATAGAGCAACTATGAAATATTATTATGATTATCTAAAAAAAAATAAAATTAAAACTGAATATTATGAATTTAAAAATATAACATATAAATTTTATCAAAATCTTAAAATTAATAAAATTTATATTTATGATCCAATAGAATATGAATTATTAGACAAATTAAAAAAAATATACAAAGATAAATTATTTATTTTTCCAACTATAAATTTTTTAGTTTATAAAGATATAAAATTATTAAAAGATACAATATTTAAAGATTCATATTTATTTAATAAGTTTTATATTTATTATCGTAAAAAATATAAAATTTTAGTAAAGTTAGATGAAAAACCAATTGGTGATAAATGGAGTTTTGATAAAAATAATAGAAAAAAAATTCCAAAAAATACTAAACTACCTATATTACCTAAAATAATTAATAATAAATATACAGAAGAAGCAACTAATTATATTAATAAATATTTCAATAATAATTATGGAGAAATTAATTTTATTTATCCAATAACACATCAAGATTCCGAAAGATGGTTTAATAAATTTTTAAAATATAAAATGGATAATTTTGGTGAATATGAAGATGCCACTATAGAAAATCATCCATTTTTATTTCATAGTGTAATTACACCAATGTTAAATATAGGATTAT